GGTTGAGATCGACGGGTGGACTGAAACTGGTGATCTCGGCGTAGAGCAAGAGGCTCTTACGCAGAACCTGATCAACGCCAACGTTACTCTCTATTCAAAGGGCGTCATATCTTTCCCCATAACCGAGGGCATGTTTGTTCCTGATCGGATAGACCCCGGTCAAATCGCTTTGCGTAACGCGCAGATTTCTTGTCGCCCCTTTGCGTTCAAAATTGAATGGTCTGCAGACTGCGCCGATGTCAGTGCCGTTACGATCTCGGTCGCAGCACCCGGCGTCGTTTCATGGCCCGCGCACGGGCTTGCTGCAGGTACCCCTGTCATTCTTTCGACCACGGGCGCACTTCCGGCGGGCCTCATCGCTGGAACCACATACTTTGTTTCTGCTACGCCCGCGCCAACCGCAGGCACTTTCTCCCTTTCAGCAACTCCTGGTGGGACGGCGATCACCACAACTGGTTCGCAAAGCGGTGTCCATACTGCAACGGCTCAACCTGTCGGCGATACCGATCTCTTCTTTGGTCTTGCTATGCGGGGCGTCAAGTCGGGCGGTGATGCATCCGCGACCCGCATGATCAGCTTCCCGATCCAGCGGATTGCCGAGGAAATCAGCTTTTAACCCAAAGCCCTGCCGAAAGGCGCGGCCTAGCCAGGGTTGTGGAGTGGTTCACCACTTCCCTGGTGCCATGAACCAGAACCCAAAGGAACTACGATGTTTAACATTGACGACATAGACAAGCCAATCGATCTTGCAGGCGGCGAATGGGTTAATGAAATACCCAATCACCCCGGCGTTTGTTTCAAAGTTCGAAGCCGCAATTACAAGATCTTTTCCGTCGCGCATGATTCTCTTCTGCGTTCGTTTGGCAAGAAAGCCTCCAGAGCACACAACAGCCCAATTTATCAAAAGGCTGTGGGTGAGTTGCTTGCAAAGCACATTCTCCTTGATTGGGAGAATGCGGTTCAAGTGAGCGGTAAGTCGGCAAAGCACACTCCAGAATTGGCGCAGAAAATCCTGACATCGGTTGATGACCGTGGAATGGGCCAGACGTTCCGAGATTGCGTGGTCTATGCTGCTGGCATCGTCGCGGATGGGCACCTTGAAATCGCCGAGGACATCTCGGGAAACTGATCGAGGCGCTGCTATGGACCATGGACAACCCTGGTTCAGCGGCGCGCGTAAGGCTTCTTGAACAGAGCGGCAAGAGGGTTCCAGATCGGCTTTACCCCCCTGACGTAAACCCCGGTGCCGTGCAGTGGCTTGATGACTTCTTTGAGTTAGGTACAGACAGACAGTTGACGGGATACGGTTCTGGTCCGATACCTTCATCGAGCATAGCGCGACATGTTGATGGTTGGCTAGAAGGTGAGGCTGAGATGTTCCGGCATGTGATCCGTGCGCTTGATGGGGCTTGGCTTAAGCGACAATCCCCTGACTCTGAAGTTCCAGAGAGTGACAATCCAGCGCGCGATGCATTCCGACGAAAGAAAGGCTGAGAATGACTATTGCAGCACTTGGGATCGAAGCATCCACAAAAGGCGTATCTTCTGCAGTAGATCAACTGACAGAACTATCCGTTGCCGCTGCTAAGGCTGAAGCGGCAACGGGTCGTCTAGCTCCGGTTACGCGCAAAGCTGGTGAAGCTGCCGAAGATTTGGCTGACGCTGTTGGAGACGCAACAGATTCTACTAGAAAGCTAGGAGAAGAGACGCGTACGACAGAAGGTGCGCTGTCACGTCTCGCTTCACGCGTCGGAACTGCTGTTGGTGCACTTGCTGCGATGGCCGGGGTTGCGCTTTCAATTAATGGCTACATAAGGATGGCGGATGCTTGGTCCGACATGCGTAGTCAGGTGGGCGCGGCCACCAAAGACATGGAAGGTGCTGGCGTTATGATGCAGCGAATCACAGATATCGCAAATGCATCTTATGCTCCATTGAACCAGACGGTTCAAACTTATGCTAGGAATATATCGGTTTTGCGCGACCTTGGGATCAACGCCAAAGGAGCAGCTGACTTTACTGAATCGTTGAACCACATGCTCGTAATTACAGCTACCAAAGGCGAACGAGCGGCATCAGTTCAAAATGCACTTACGAGAGCTATGGCTCTTGGTCGACTTCAGGCAGATGGGCTGGAGACTGTTCTCGCTAATGGCGGACGGGTTGCTGAGGCTCTTGCTGAACAACTTAATACGACGGTTTACGGTCTCCGCTCTCTCGCTTCTGAAGGCAAGATAACAGGTCAAGTTATAGCGGACAGTCTTATAAAATCTTTGGAAGAAGTTCGAGAATTCGCTGCTACAATGCCTGCAACTATGGGAGATGCTTTCGTAAGAATCGGTACTGGGGTAACGGCGCTTGTTGGTTCGTTTGACCAAGCCTTCGACATATCTGGCAGAATGGCTATTTCGTTAGTCGCTGTTGGTGACGCTCTTCGTGACATGGCACAAACCGACTTTGCTGCTTGGGCTGACGCAGCGACAGGAGCTTTGACTTCGTTAGCGCAGATCGTTATAGTTCTTGCGGCTTCGCAACTTCCTGCTTTGGCTTTAGCTCTGTATGCTCAAGCTGGTGCATTCTCATTCGCTACCCTTGCAGCAAGAGCTTATTCTCTGGCGCTTGGCGCTGCTTCTCTAACTGGTGCAGCGCTCGGCAGAACCGTAGCTCTTATGGGCGGGCCAATTGGTGTTGCTGCTTCTGCTATGACTCTTTTCGGTATTGCTGTTTTCAACACCCGGCGCGATAGTGAACTGTTGGCTGAAACATTGACTACAACAACTAAGGCGCAAGAAGGCCTTAACGCTGCAACAGAAACTTATTACCAGGAGTTGTCGCAGCAGGCGCTTGACGCTATGACGATGCAAGCGACAGCAGCGGTCGATGCCGTAAGGAGGGCTTTGAAAGCAGCGCAAGAAGAGTTTGAAAGCGCTAACACTAGCAACAATTTGCTTTGGCTTGGAATTGGCGAGAGCGATCGAATGGTTGCAGCTGCTGCAGAAGTTCAAAGACTCTCTGGATCTTTACTTGAAGCCGAAGCCCGAATGAGCGGTGTTGAGCACGCAGCATCAAACTTTGCTTTGCGTGTCAGAGAAGGAACTTCTGAAGTCGTTGCTCTTACTGAGGCGCAGGACAAAGCTTTGTCAACCGCTAACGATCTTACTCGAAGCTTTGAAAACCGTACACAGCTGGCTCGAACAGAACTTCAACACGGCAGAGAAAGTGCGCAATATCTTCAGACGCAGATAAACCAAGAGCGCCAAATACAATTCTTGAAGATAGCGTCTCTAGATATAAGCAATCAACAAAAGGCAGCGGCGCGCGCAGCATACGATCAGATGGTTATGACAGAGGCTGCGACTAACGGTTGGAACGTAAAGCTTACGCAGGTCAACACTACACTATCTTCGTCATATCAAGCTTTGGTTAAGATCAGAGATACGCAACCTGGAAGTGGATGGCTATCGACTGGAATTAGCAAAGCAGCCGATCTAGCTTTGAAATTGTGGGACGCTGTGGCGGCAAATTCTGCACTTTCAAATCTATCAGTTTCTGGCCCTATTGACTCAGGAGTTGGTGGTGAAATTGGCGCAAGAGGTGACCCGAGAATGGTTGCTGGTGCTAGCAACACGTTCGATCAACCTAACTTTGAAATGCCTTCTGCTGGAGTCGGTGGTGGCGGAGCCGGTGGTGGAACTTCTGGCGCGCTGCAAGCTTTGATAACTGAAATCTCTACCGAACGTGAATTGCTTACGGTCTGGTATGAGGAAAAGCTAGCTCTAGTAAAATCTTTCACTGACCTTGAACTTGAGGCAGTCGGCGGAAGACATGGGGCGCTTGAGCGCATTGAAGCCGAGCATCAAGAGAGACTGCGTGCTCTCGGTTCAGGAGCACAAGATCAAAGGTTGGCAGACACTGCAAGCTTCTTCGGGGGGATGGCAGAACTTGCTAGATCGGGCGGCGATCGCACTTTGAAGATTGCTCAAGGGTTCGCTGCGGCGCAAGGAATAATCAACAGCTATCTGGCGTTCACAGAGGTTCTTAAAGACCCTTCTTTTGTTGGCAGACCATTGGCGCGCATCGGCGCAGCTGCAGCCGCCTTGGCCCAAGGTCTTGCGGCTGTGAGGTCCATAAGAGGCGCATCCGCAGGGGGCGGCGGTGGTGGCGCTGGCACAGGGGGCAGGGGCGCTGGCGGAAACCAGTCTACGGCACCAGAGGCACCTCTCCGTGTGACGCTTGACACGATTGACCCCAGTCAGATGGTGAGTGGAGCATCCATAATCAAGCTGTTCGAATCGCTTCAAAAAGAAGCTGGCAATCGCGGCATTATCTGGGTTCCATCGGGGCAGTGACATGATACACCTAGATAACAGCGCTACCGCAATAAAAGACAGCATGGTGTTGCACCGCAACATATTAGCACTTGGTACGCTTTCATGGTCAAGCCAAGCGGCGGACGGTTTCGCGGCGAACGCGCTTGGTCCACAAACGAACGACTTCTGGACGCCGATTTCGTTGCCTGCGAACCTTTCCGTAACGTTGGCAGAACCTATCATTTGCGACGCTTGCGCTGTCATAGGCCACAACCTCGGCAGTCGCGGTTCGACGTTGTTGGTCCAATGGTGGAACGGGTCGGAATGGATAACTTCACAAACACTGACACCAAACAACGACCGCGATTTTCTGCTGATTTTTGGAGAGCAAGCGGCAGCGCTGTGGCGCATCCGCGTTACTGGGGCAACGGCTCCAAACATCTCAATAGTGATGCTCGGAAAGCGCTTGTTGATCCCGAACGGGGTTCAGGCAGGATACGTGCCAATCAACCTTGCGCTTGACATGGAGTTGTCCCCCTCTGTCACGGTTCGCGGGCAATATGTCGGAACTTTCGTCAAGCGCCGGGGGGCTTCTACAAGCATCGCCTTGGCGCAGCAAGAACGGGTTTGGATCGAGAACGAGGCCGCGCCTTTCATCAAGCACTACAACGAAGGTCAGCCTTTCATCTGGGCCTCTTGCCCCGATCTTCTTCCAGAGGACATGGCGTATTGTTGGAGTGCGGGCAGAACGCTTCGAGCGTCCTACGGGGCAGGGGCAGTCTACGGCGAAATGGGTCTCGAGGTGAGCGCCTATGTCGGTTAGAGAACCGTTCTCGTGGATCGAGATCGATATGGACGGGTGTTCGCGCGTGTTCGGTGTTGGCGGCTGCACGGCAACGCTTGGCGTAGACGGGGTAAAGCGCAAGTGCTTCAATACATTCTCCACGTGTCGCAAGACAGTCAACTACGACCTTGTTCCAGTTTTCCGAACCCTGCGGTATTGCCAGCCGCGCAGCAACCTTCCGAAAGGGTCCACGTTTTATCCCGTCCTAGTTGGCGAGCCTTCGGAATTCTCAGCAACGGTCAATATCGCAGGTTCGGACAGTGACCTTTCTGCTTTCGGTCGGCGGGCGACTATCTCTGCCCGGTTAATGGACTTCCCAGACCACGACCGTTACACAGACCCTTATCAGCATGAGCGGGTTAGCGGTGTAGCGCAGGCGGAAGGTATTGGATATCTTCCAGCTGAACTTGGCACACACTTTTCAAAGTTGCGTGCGCGATGGCCTTATTATGCGGGTCGCGCATTGCGACGGTGCGACGGTTTCCTTGTAAACGGCGCAGTCGTAGACGTTACGATCCGTCACTATGTCGTCACTAATATGGCTGGGCCGGGTGACGATTCCATAATTGAAATTCAAGGCAGCGATGTTCTCGATTTCGCAGATGACAAGCGAACTAGAGTTCCGTCTGCTTCACGTGGGCGGCTGCTTGAAGATATCGGGATTGGGCAAACTAATTTAGTCTTGACGCCTCTTGGCATCGGGAACCTCAACTATCCGGCTTCTGGTCGTGCACGAATAGGGTCTGAGTTTGTCGATTATACGCGGGCGCTGGACGTGGTGACGCTTACCAATCGGGGAGTTTCGCAAACCGTTGAAGCAACGCATCGGTCTGGGGACACGTTCCAAATAGTTCTCTCTTACGCGAATGCTCAAATTGATGACGTGGTTGCCGAGCTGCTGCTAGAAGCAGGGGTTCCAGAATCTTACTTGCCGCTTGCGGACTGGGCTGCAGAAGTAAACCGTTGGCTGTCTGGAACCCGAATCACCCGCGACATAGGAGAACCGACTGGGATCAAATCGCTGATCTCGTCACTTGTCCCGTTAGGATTTTCGCTTTGGGATGATGCCTCCGTTCAGAAGATTAAGCTGAAAGCTAATCGGCCTGTTGACGGAGACGTGATCTGGGATTTGTCCGACTTCGCAACTAACCTTGATGTGGAAGTTACAGAAGACGACAAGAAGCGCGTATCTGAGGTTTTGTTTTGGACGGTTCAAAAGACGCCTGCCGGATCGGCAACCGACACGAACAACTTTGACCGCATGTGGGTTGCGTCTGATCCGTCAGCGCGCGAGCAGTGGCGCTATCGCACAGGGCAAGTTAAGTCCTATGTGTGCCCATGGCTCAACGAGGGGTCGGATGCCATCGTGCGCGTTGCAGCGGCGCGGCTTCTTAAGAGGTTCGACACTGCTCCCACGTACGTAACCCTAACGCTGGATGCCAAGTGGGCCGCGATCCAGCTCGCGGACGTAGTGCGACTTAGGACACGGGGAGTGCAAGACGAAATCGGCGCGGAAAAGACTTCTTTGTTCCAAGTAATACAACGGTCTGAACCGCGTGCAGGGCAACGGATGCAAATTGTTGTGCAGTCCTACCAATTCAAGGGGCGTTTTGCTTTCGCTACTCCGAACGCTTCGCCAGTTTACGGGTCCGCGAATGCCGCGCAGCGCGACCCCGGAATTTTTGCCGCCGACCCTGTAACCCTGAAAATGCCTA